CTAGCTGGGGCGATCGTTACAGGTGGAATTGGGTGGTTCACCGAAACTCGGAGAGAAAGGCGGCAGTCTAAGTCCCTTGCAGTTGCGGTCGCTGCTGAGGCTGCCGCCATTGCTGAGATTGTTAGACGTCGTCAATACGTCGATGGATTGGTGGCCCACGCAAGCGCAGCGAAGGCTGGCCGCGTTTTCGGTATGCAGGTGAAGCTTCCAGCGCAAGTTGCAGTCGTCATTAAGGGAGCGCGTGAAAGGGCGGGCACACTGCCGGATCAGCTGCCTGCGCTTGTGCCCAAGCTGGCCATGCTCATAGAAAGCCTTGAAGTTGACATGCAGCGGCTTTTTGAACATCCAGTGGATAGCCCTCAAGCTCTCCTTTCTTCGAATGATGTGCAAGGGGCCATCGATTTTTACGCCGAGACGCTGGCAATCATCTGCTCGGTCCTTTGGTACTGCGATCTGGTGGTGTCAGTGGTCAAACGACTGCATCCGATAGAGGCTGCAGCCTTGGTCGTATGCCGAAGTCAGGTTGAGCGTGATCTCTTTCCTCAAGGTGAGCCCGGTTCTCGGCAGATTGTGATGAACCCCTCAATCATTTAGCGCGCGAAGTTAGGGGGCGGCACAACAGGTAAATCGTGTGCGTAGCGGTTTGTCATTTGTTGCGTGGCGTGCCCAGCAGCTTCTTGCTTGTCCGCACGTGTGCCCACGGTATCGGTGATGCCACGATGCTTCAGACCGTGCAGGCTGAATCGCTGCTCAGCCGTTATCGCGCCATCTTTGATCGCCAGCAGGATCATCCGTTGCCAAGCGCTGTCGAGCGCTGATTTGCTGAGAGGCGTACCTGACTGATTGACCAACAGCCTGCGTCTCTCGGGCTTCACTTGTACAGGGCGGCCATGCGCCTGCATCGCTTTCTGTCGGTACGCCGCAAGCCATGCCCATGCGTTACGGAGATCATCGTTCCATGCGGTGACAGTGTCCCTTGAACCCTTACGGCGGCTGCTTCGAATCCCCTCCTTCTCAGCATGGGCATCCGTTAGGTCTGTGACCTCAATGCCGCGCAAGCGCACGTTATAGGCCAGCAGCATCACGGCGTGGAGGTAAGGCGGCACGCTGCCACGGGTATGTGCCTTGAGGCTGCCGCGCTCGAGCGCGAAGGTCAGCACGGTGGCAAATACATCGGATTCGGGCATGTTGTGCTCGCCGCGCTCCTTCGCCTGGCGGACACCCTTAGCAGGGTTGTTCTCGCATAGGCCCATGCGGATGCCCCAGCCGAGGGTGCGGCGCAGGTAGCGCAAGACATGGTTGGCTTTGCTCGGGCGCGGTTCGATTGCCGGCTGCAGTTTGGTTGCTGGCCGACCTCCCGCTAGGGTCTCGACCAGGCGCTGCATCGCCGGCACGTTGATGCGCGCAATCTGCATCTTGCCGAGCAGCGAACCATCCTTGAGCACATACGAAGTCGCGGTCTGCGCGCACCAGCGGTAATCCCGCTGTGTGTCCTTCGACAGCTCTGCAAATTCCGTGGACTCCTCGAAGCGCTCCGCGAGGTAAGCCAATGTGCCCCGGGCCTCATTGCCGGCGGCGGCTTCAGCAATGCTGTGGAGCTCGGAAAGCCGGATATCAGCATGGGCGACCGTCTTCTTTCGCGGACGGCCCCCTTCGGGATGAGCCTCTAAGAGATACCAGCGGTTGTCTTCCCAATAGATGCCCTTAGGAAGCGCTGCTTGGTCAATATGTGCCGGAATATCCGGGTTGAACTTCCGTTTTCTACCGCGTCCCATCAGATCAGCTCCATGGTGTTTGTCGTTTCTCCCTGAGCGGTATGCAGGCCAAGCGCGGCATTGAGTGCGTCCACGGTTGTCCAAATGCCGCCGCGACCGTCGTACTTGAAGCGAATGCCCTGATCGCTGGCCCAGCGCACTACTGTGGATGCACGGGGAGCAGGACCGATCGGCGCGCAGAGGCGACGCAGATCCTCGAACGTAATCACCGGACTGCTCACGCGCCTTGTCCCCCGATCCACTCCCGCCTGCGCCGCCATTGCTCGCGCATTTCCTCCACGAGCACGTCAGCTGCGACGTAGCCGCGCTGGGCCGCGATGCGGAGCCGTAGCTCTCGCACCTTGGCTGCATCCACGTAGCCCTGCCGAAGCCAGTGGCGCGCCTCGCAAGCCCTGCGAAACCCTTCCATGTTCGCGCCCTCGATCATCGCTGGCGCGCGCCAGTGAAGCGCAGACCGAGCTGCACGACGTTTGGGGCGCAGTGACGTGGCTGGCGTGCTGCGCGGATCCGATGCGCTCGGCGCCATTCGATCATGGCCAGCTCGTAGCTGGGATGCTTCTGCGTGCGCCCACACACGCACTCGATGAAGTGCCCGCCGCCCGCCTCGGGGCGGCGGGCATCGAGCATATGGCGAGCAATGTGGCCGTTCCTGCAGGGCGGCAGAGGATTATCGTGGTCGACCTGACGTTGCGTCACGGTACCTCCCGGCGCAGCACGCGCTCGGCGTCCCGAAGATGCTGCACGGTGTCGGAGTCGATCCGGTCCAGCGCCTGGGCAATGGTGTAGTCCATCTCGGCCAGCCAATCGGCACGATTCAGCACCAGAGCGGCGGTCAGCGCCTCTCCGGTGGACAAGGTGCCAGGCTCTCCCATACGCGCGGCAGCGCGGGCAATTTCGATCGTGCGCTGCAGGTTCATGGCTGCGTCCTCCATGCGGTGCCGAGCTGGGTGCGTGCTTCATCGACACGCATGAGGCGCAAACCCCAGCGAACCGACCAGGTGTGCGCTTGCTGTTCGTCGCAGGTCAGGATCAGCTGCCCGGAAGACTCCAGGCGATCAGCGCGGAACGCGAACAACATATCGTCCAGCTCGATGACCTCCTGCAGACCCAGCTTCTGACACAAAGCCTCGGCGTTGAGTGATTTGGCGCTGCCCTGCGGGCCGAGGAGGATGACGGAATCAGCCATGAGCAGCCTCCCGCCGCACGGCCATGCGCGTGCGGCGATGTAGCCGCTGCGGCACCTGTCCGACAGCCAGGCCGGTCTGAGTGCGGCGCGGACGGCGCGAGGTCCACAGCTTGTAGACCAGGGCACCACCGGCCGCCGGCGCCAGGATCATTGCCAAAGCCAGCAGCTCACCCATGGGCCACCTCCCGTTCGGCCTGCGCCATCGCAGCGGCCGCAGCCGCGGTGGGCCTGCGCGGCAGCATGTTGGCCAGATCGAAGGGGAAGTCCAGGCCGTCCATGAACTCGGCCAGTTCCGTACTGATGCGGTCTTCCGCCGTCGTCCACAGGCGGGGGCCGTCGATGAGTTTCCAGCCAGTGCCGGTGCCGCGACGCCGTTCCCAGGACTGACGCACCTGGCGAAGCGGTCCCATGTTCAGAGTGGCGGTGACTACCACCGCACCATGCGTGACGTGCATGGTGATGGTCGCCGAGCAGTCACCCATGCCGCGATCGTAGGCGACGACGGCCGGCGTGCTAGCCTCCGCTCCAGGTCCGGTGCTCAAAACCAACGGACGTGCTGCCGTGGCTGGACGTGTTCCAGTGTGCTGTTGCATATCGACTCTCCTGAGTTGCGTTGGTGGAGGGCCTTGGGGCGGTGTTACAGCACCGCCCGCCGGCCCGCTGTTGCGGGGTTAGATCAGGTCAGCGCCGGATGGCGGGATGCTGGGGTCAGGCTCACGCAGACGCTGCGCGCCGTTGAGCACATCAAGTAATTCGTGGCGGATGTACTCGGCCACTGCTGCCGGTCCGTCGTGATTGATGCCTGCCTCGATCGCGACATCATTGGTCAGCGCCGCGAGCAATGCGGCCGCGTGGTACGCGCGCCAGAGGCGGTATTGCTCCTCTTCGTTGATCGAGAAATCGGCGTCCGCCGGCAGCTGTAAGTTCGGGTGAGCAGCGTCCATCAAGCCACCTCCAATGTGGGCATGCGATCGATTACCCATTCCTGCAGCGCGGCGGCCTCGGCTTCCGGCATCACAACGTGCAACGAGCCAATGGCCAGGCCAGTGCCGTTATCGACCAGGAACAACTCGGAAGCCTTTTTGATCGCGCTGCAGGCGAACATGACTGGCGCGCGATCATGCAAGCCATCGGCATACAGCTCGGCTAGCACGTCGGTCGCCCGGATCTGCAGGAGCAGGTAGACGCCGGGAGCGAGGCGCAGCGCTTTATGCAAGTCGCGGCGGCTCACTGGCGCACCTCTGCCAGGTCGGCATTGGTGGTGGAAATGGCGGCCTCGACATCGGCCAGCGTCAGTGCTTCGGGCGCCTTGCCCATGGCCTGTAGCTTCGCCTGCAGGGCGAGCCAGGCGGTGTGGTTCCAATCGAGGGTGTTGGCGATCAGGCCGAAGTAATGGGCGATCTGACGCGCGGCATTGGCCGGCGCTTCTTGAGCGTCGTATGTCATGGTGCAGGCTCCGTTGTAGTTGGAGTCCGCCACGACGCTGTCAAACGAGGTGGCGGACGGTGCGCGGTTGACAGACCGGTCAACGGAACCGGCAGGCCCGAAGGCCTCCGCACACCGCCCGCCATAGAACTGGCTGGCAAACGCCCGCGACTGCACAGCGAGCGAAAAAAAAGCGCCGTGCATCGGTCGATGGGCGCTGGTGCGCCGTTGATTCAGGCTGTCAAACCCGGTCGCCGATTGTGCGGCGACGGAGTAATGGTTGCTCCGCTCCTGGGCGGATGTCAACGAAAATTTCTCAAAATCTCTCACACGTGCGAGCGCGCTCATTTTTGGAACACCCAGCACTTCACAGTGGTGCCGACGCCGGTCAGATCGTCCTTGAGGACGGCACTGTTGACGGCTACGTTCGCGCCGATGAACTTGTGCCGGCGGGAGTCCCCGAGCAGCGCACGCAGCACCTTGAGATCAGGCACGGACTGGCTGAACTGCGAAGCACGCGCAGCGAAGTGATTGAGGTTGATTGCAATGCGCTGCGCGTCGCGGCTGTGGTTGACCACGGCTTTGCCGTGGCCGGTGGCTTCGAGGTATTCGTAGGCTTCCCAGAACTCGTTGACCATTGCGTGGTCCGCGCTGATCGCCTTCTGCCTTTCCAGGGCCATGTCCAACAACGCGAGCCGCGTCTGCTCGACCATGTCGTCAGGCAGAGCGACGACCAGGCGCAGACAGTCGAACAGCGCCAGCATCTGCGCGTGGTTCTTGATGACACGCTCAAGGCGCAGATCCTGCTGCGCGCGCAGCTTGGCCTCGAAGACCTTCACACGCTCGGCGAACAGATCGAGGATGGCACGCTCCTGGCGGATGGCGCGCACAAGGAAATGGCTGACTTCTTCGACCTGCAGCGCGTTGAGGTTGTCGGCCGCGATGCGGCTTTCGGTGGTGACCTGCGGCCGTTTGAAGTGCAGCTTCACGATGCGCGTGAGGATCGCCTCGCTGGCGTCCACCGCGGCGTTCTGGGTGATCACGATCGTGCCGCGAAACGGCGGCTCGTAAGTCTCGTTGCCGCCGTTGCGCACGCCACGGGTTGCCAGGGTGCCGCCGCCGAAGAAGTCCTTCAGTTCATCCCACTCGAACGTCTTGGAGTGCGCTTTGTCAGGCTCGCTGCGGTCGGCCTCCAGCAGGACGACGGGCATGCCGGACACCTGGCCCATGGCGCGCGCACGGCCGGCCTTGGACGACTTGGCCGGGTCGAAGCCCTCGTAGTCCGAGCGGCCCAGCAGCTTCCATAGGAACGTCAGCAACGTGGTCTTGCCGGCGCCGGCCTCACCGGTGGCTTCCAGGAACGGAAAGCTCTTGTGCCCGGCGCGGATCTGCTCGGCGAACAACGAGCCAAACCAGAACGTCATGGCGACCATGCCGTGCGTGCCGAAGCATTGCCACAGCCAAGGCAGCCAGTCCACACGGAACGCCTCGGCGTCGCGTTGAATCTCCAACCGGATGGACTTCTGCGTGGTCTTCAAGCGCAGCTTGTCGAACTCGAAGTAGTCCTCTTCGTTGGCCGTCACCAGCTCGCCGTCGCGCACGGCCATATCGCCGAGCAGATAGGCGCGGTGTTCCTTGCTGTAGCCCACGAAGTCGATGGCGTCGACCTTCTTGATGGCCTCGGTCTGCTCCTCGATCAGGCGGTCCAACTGGTGGCCGGTACCGGTGAACATCGCGCCGGCCGCCAGAGAGATCAGGCGCTTTTTGAATTCGGACGCGCTGGAGACATGGCCACCGGTAAAGGTGCCCTTTACGCTGGGCTCGTCGTGCGGGAAATCGACGCGGAAGTAGTACCAGCTCTCATCCGTGACCTCCTGCCGCTGGAAATACAGTGCCTCCGGGTAGCAGTTGGCGATCTTCTGCACGGAACAGGCGGCGCGCTTGATCTTCCTCAGATCCTCGGCAGCAACCTCGTCGCCGTCGTCGGCATCGATGTCGCCCAGCTTCTCCTTGCGCAGCTTGTCGAAGCGTTGCGTGTCGAAATCGAACCAGTACAGGCGGGAGCGATATTCCAGCCAGAAGTCGTTGCGTCCGTCGTGCTCAAACATCAACAGGCCTTTGTCCACCGCCGTGCGGGCCACGAGCAGGTCACCCTGGTAGCGGGCTTCCTTGACGTCGTTGTCCCATTGCTTGGAATCGTCGGACGCGATCGCGCGCAGATGCAGGTCGTTCCAGTCGGTCTTCTTGCCGTCGCGCTGCACGATCTGCGCGGCCCGCGAGCCGAAGCCCAGCGCCGCTGCGCGCTTGATGTGCTTGTGCGTGTAGGCACGGGCACCTGGCTCGTTGTCCAGTGCCCACACGAGCGTCGGAAGATCGGCCATGCGTGCCTTGGCCAGCTCGCGCAGCGATTCTTCCGGAAATGCGTTGGAGGACATGGCCGACACTGCACACACGCCGTGCTGCAGGAGCGCGATCGCATCGAAGATGCCCTCGACGATCCACACCTCGCGCGCCGTCTGCATGGCTGTCAGCGATGCAGGCGCCGCCCACCACACCCCTGCATAGCTCTGGCCTGGCGCAAAGCGCGCCTTCTGCTTGCCGAAGCGATGCGGACGATCGATCAGGCGCTCCCACCAGCCGCCCTTGCCCAGCGCAAAGCGCACAGTCGCAGTGCCCGCGCTGATCTTGCGATCGTAGTGGCTGTCCTGGGTGTAGAGGCCCTTCAGTGGCGCCAGGTCAAAGCCACGTGAGAACTGCAGGTATGCATCGGCCGCAGCGTTGGGAGCCGCAGCCGTTGGCTGGAAGCGCTTGGACCAGTCGTCGAACAGGTCGTCGTACAGATCCTTGACGTGCAGCTCGCGCCCGCACTTGGATTGGCGGCCGCACTTCACCACCCAAGGCTTGAGATGGTTGGTGTAAAGCTCTTTCTTGCCGCACGACGGGCACTTGCCGCCGCGCATGTACTCGGTACCACTACGGTGCTTGAGTCCGTAATCCCGTTCTAGCCGGGACAGCACCTGTTGCCGCAGATCCTCTTGCATGTGCGTCCTTACGCGCCTGGCCGGCGCTGAAGCGCTGGCATGGCCGGAGTGCCGTCGAGCACGATGTAGGCACCGCCTGCCAGGCGGTGTGCTTCGATAGCAGCAGTTAGGGCTTGGGCCTCGGCGTGCTTGGCGCACGGACGGACACGCTGCGGCGCGTGCGCAGCGGTGTCGACAAAGCGCGGCTCCTGCGCGCTATACCAGCCACAGGGCGCCCTCACGCGTTCGCCCCGGTGCGCGGCGTGTTCGCGTGGAACAGCACCATGGCGGAGTCGGTCAGTGCCACGCGGCGCTCCTCGATGCAATCAGCAGTGAGCAAGTCGTGTTGCATGAGCTGTGCAATGACAACGGCGCCGAAGCGCTCCTGCGTATCGGCAGGCGCATCGCCACCGATGTAGCCATTCTCGGTCTGCAGCAGGCCGCCGTGCAGCAGCGCAACCTGCAGGCAAAGCTTCGCCGTGGGCGGCAGTGCCGCCCAGTCAAGGGTGTTTCGCATAGGGGTGCCTCAGATGAGTGGGAAGACCGGCTCCCCGCCGGTGGTGATCAGATCGAGCTGACGGTCGCCGAGCGTCTCGCGGTAGGCCTGGAGGGCCAGGGCGCGTTCAAACGCGGGTGTGGGCGGCAATTCACTGTGTGCGGTCGGGACGCCGCTTGGACTGGCGATACCGGTGAGCTCTGAGTGGCCGGTGTAGGTCGCTCCACACATCGGGTTCTCGCAAACATAGGAGTCGTGCCGCAGGTACTTGTGCGCCAGCGAACTGGTGCGCTTGATCAGCCTGCTGCTGCAGGCCTCGCAACTGAAAACAACCTTCTTCCGACCGAACATGCTCACCCCCTTGAGCTCTTGGCGGTTGGGATTTGTGTGGCACTATTAGGTGGTTCCTTGAGACCCAATGCGACTGCCGCTTTATGCGACTCGCCGTATTTGCCTTGGGAACGGCCACGGAGCAGGTCATGCACGATCGACCGATCCACGCCGTTCTGTCTGGCGAATGCCGAGACCGTGATGCCATTTGCTTCGAGCCACTGCCGCGCCTGTTCTGGGCTGCGGGGCGTGAACTGCTGCATTTGACTCTTCCGGGGCATGTGGCGGTTCCGTCTACTTTTGGGAATTTTGTGGACTTAACTCAACATTGTCAAGTAAGGAAATGCCTGTAATGACCGTAGGGAAACGCCTGAAGGAAGAGCGCAAGCGACTTGGCCTGACGCAGGACGAGATGGCTGTGCAACTCGGCCTCACGCGCTACGCGCAACTGAACTTCGAGAAAGACATCAATCTGCCTGGCGGAGCTTATCTACTGGCCGCGCTAGACCGTGGCGTTGATGTCATGTACGTGCTGTCTGGACATCGGGCGCAGTTGGATCCCGCCGACAGGCTTTTGCTATCTGCGTTCAAAGACGCGTCACCGGCTGCACGCAACGCTGTGCTTGCTGCATTGGGTTTTTCGGCCGATGCCTCGTCTTCCAAGGCTAGCCCCGGCCCTGTCTTATCGTTCAACAACAACGAAATCGGCTCCGTGATTTCTACCAACGCACCGATCGATCAGAGCAACATGCAGATTACTGTTGGCGGACGTAAAAAAAAGAAGTCCTGATCAACTTAAACATAGGACAGCTGGTCCTCGCAAAAGAGTGCGTTATCGGCAGCGGCCGGCAGACGTTTAGATGCTGAGAACCGCAAGGCAGAGTAGGTATGAAAAAAGCCGCCGGTGTTTGGCCGGCAGCTCTAAGGGTATCGGCGCATTGCTCCGTGCGATCGAGTGGCAACCATCCTGGCGGCACGAGATGACCTGACATCCGTGACTAGAATTGCTTAGGGAATCGCTAGTGACTATAGGAGAACTGCCAACTGACTAGTAGGAAATTAACTAGTTCTTGTAAAGTTTTGCGTTGTTGATGAAGTGACATCTAAAAATTAGTGAAATCACGCGCCCACGAAATTTCTTTTTCCGACGGCGAGTATTGATATGCTTCGCGATTCTCTAAGTTTATCTCAACTCTTGACCAATAGCGCGGTCTATTTATTATGTCGAGAAAAAGCAATTCGCAAGTTACATAAGCCATCCAGACGGCAGATGAAATAAAGTGGAGGTTCAATTTGAGCTGTTCGTTGGACTCCGAGTATTCTCGAATTGGTGTTAATTGTTTATGGAGATTCCCTATGTGGCTAAATTCATCGCTATAGAAGCCGTACATATGCCCAAATGGAGGGAATACTACCTTTGCGCTCTTTATCGCATTCGATGACTTGAAATTATCAGCTTTGTAAGACGGCAGGTCATTTTGATTTTGCACCAGATGCAAAATGACCGCCAAGGATTCAAAGCTAGATCTAAGAATTATTCCGGGTTGTAGCACAAATCCGCCCCTAAGCAATAGGGTCGCCGCACAAATAGTATTGAGTGCATTAAAAAGGAGCTCGCCGCAGGCAGTCCGCAATTCATCTTCCTCACGCCCCGCCTGAATAAGCCCCGTCATTAAGAGGGCGGAACACTTAGCGAACTGCTCACTTATCTTGAGCAAGGCATCTTCATGAATTTTATCAAACGAGAGGCCAATCCGTGTTGCATCTCGCGTTATTTGATTTACAAGTACAGTATTTTTTATCTCGGTGACCCTGCCATTAGCTGGGTCAACTACGATCGCGCATACATCGGATTTTTCTGAATTCATTGGTGTCAATCCTTGAGGTAGCCTACTGCACTCATTTCTTTTTTCAACTCTTCTTTCCACCGCCCTGCTGCATCCAATTGAACGTACACAACACCACTAATATCGTTGGGTGTTTCCAGCTCGCCCTTAACGACGGCTGCCACTCTTGATCGACTTAGCTTTCCAATAAGATAGCCATGTTCGAACACTACGTTCTGGCGTGCGCGAAATGAAGAGGCCAACGCACCTACCTTGGCCCCCACGTCGCATGGTGTATATAAGACTATGCCAAATCCGACATTTGAATAATGCTCGATCTTCTCAATAATTGTGCGGCCCGAGCTAGCTTGCATGTGCAATATGATAGGTTCCAGTTTCAAGCTCGAAATAAAATCTGACATCTCAAGTTTGGCTAATTCATCATGCCCATGAACTATGAATACTTGCTTCTTGTTGAACTCGCCTGGCGGGCTGGGTATTTTCGGCGGGTATGTTGATTCGCTGCTTATAAAGCTCTGTGAAGCTTGTATATGGTTCTGTGTTATATAGCCTTTGCGCAGTAAAATATCTAGAATTGGCTCATCTTTAACGGCCCAGTGCGTTCTTGAGAGCTCCCATCTTCCCAAGTCGATTTCTGACCTGATATTTTCGATAGCACCCCTCGGTAACGCTGGAATACTGGGGTCAAATTCAAAGCGAATCAGCACGGTAGACTGACGCAATCTAATTTCTGTTATCTTTCCAATTCTCGATTCTTCAGCTTCGTTCTCGATAACGAATAGCGTAACGAACCCTTTCAGCTCTTGAATCATTTCAGGGCTTAGATTTCTATAGCGCTCGCTAATTTCATCAGCGGTGTATTCAGTGGCAACGCGATTCCTGTCTAGTTCGCAGAAATTGTCCGTCAAGATGTCTGGATTGGAGGAGATTACCAAGTTAAACATGTCCATCCTTGTCGTTATATTGCGATTGCGTGGCGGCCTAAATCAATATCGGCTAGATGCCACCATAACCAAATTAATGTACTGAATGCACTAGCTGAGTACGCTTTCCAGTACTACAGAGCTCTTAAACCCACTAACGTCGATTGTGTGCGCTGCTTTTGCAACTAACCATGTTTGGGCATCTATTTCAGGTTTGAAGCCGACTACAGCAATGATTTGCTCCGGAAATATCTCAGCACGTCCGATCGCCAGCGTGTAGTCAAACTTCGCCAAGCCGCGTTTCACCCGCTCCAGCTCCGCATGCGCATGCTGGCGCGCCGTTGCTTCATCTGCATACGACTCGCGCAGGCGCTTGGCGTTATCGTCTGTGCCCACCAGCACCGACTGCCGCCGCGCTTTGCCTTTGTCCACCCAGTACGCACGCACGCCGGTGTAGGCATCGCGGTCGGCAACGGAGTAGCGGTGTTGGTCGCCATCGCGACGCGTCAGGGTGACGGTAGGCAGTGGCTTGCCGGTCGCTGTAGTGCCGGCGCCGATCGGCGCAAACACCAACGCACCTCCCTTCACCGTTGCCACCGCATCGAAGCGCTGCCCCAGGCGGGTGAGCAAATTCATGTCGCTCTCGTTGGCCTGGTCAAGATGGGGCAGCTTGGTGCGTGCCAGCGCCTCGGCGACGCGCGGTGTCAGTCCATGCTCGCCGGCAAGCGTGTTGAGCACCGCGCCGAGCGTGGTGTTGTGCCAGCTGCGTTCGCGCCGCGTGCGCATGTCGGCAGTGAGGTCTGCGCTACGCGCGCGCACAGTGATGATGTCCGGCGCACCGCTGTATTCCACTTCGTCCACGATGAACCTGCCTTTGTCGACCAGGCCGGTGTCTTTCCAGCCCAAGGCTACGGCCAAGCGCACGCCGCGTTTGGGCAGCGCCATCTTGCCGTCGTGATCGTGGATGCGCAGATCCAGTTGGTCGGCTTCGCCGCCTCGGCATTCGGTGAGGGTGAGGTCGAGCAGGCGCGGAGCGATGCGCTCGGTGAGGTCGCTGCCATCGAGCACCACGCGCCATTGCGGAATGGGGTATCTCATGCGGCGGTCGCCTCGGGCGCAATGTCGTCGGTGCGGCGCAGGCTCAGTTGAAACTCGACACGGCGTGGCGTGCCATCCGGGAAGAACAGCGAGGCCGTCTCGTTGACCGCCAGCAGCACATACGGCCCATACACCCAGCCGGTGCCATCAACCAGCGGCAACGGCTCGCCGGCGGCTGCGAGTCTGCGCAGCGTGGTCAGAGACCCACGCGAGCCGGTCAGGTCCGGTGCGATCAAGCCTGATAGCTCGATGGTTTCATCGCCTGGGCCCAGGAACTGGCTGGCCGCTCGCGCGCCGACGCGATCGCTGGTGGCGTGGCGCCAACTCATCTGCCGCTGCAGCTGCAGATAGGCGGCGCTATCGAGGGCAAACACAAACGTGCCGTAGGACATCATCATCGGGGTGGATCCTCAGTCGTCGCGCAGACTGGAGCGGCGGGTCGCCGCCGTGCGCCGGTCGCGCTCTTCAAGTTGGCGGGCGACTTCGCGCGCCAGGGCGGTCGCATCCATACCGGGTGCGGCATGGACGTGGATGACGTAGCTGTTGCCGCCTGCAGGCGCGCTGGCGGCACGCACAGGGGCCGACAACGGCGCACGGCTGTCGATCGCCGCCACGGGCGCTGTGGCCGTCGCCAGGGCCAGGCCGGCGCCCACCGCCCGCATCCGGTTGCCGAGCGCCGTGACGGCCTGCACAGGCTCGCCCTGGCCGCGTTGTAGGCCCACGGTGAGGCCCTGCATGGTGAAGTCGCCCAACTGGGCAAACACGCGCGAGGGGCTGTGGATGCCCAGCAGGCCCTTGAAGCGATCGACCACACCGGTGCCGACGCTGGCGATCGCATCGCCGGCCGCGCCGAGCTTGGAGCGGATGCCCTGGATCAGGCCGCTGATCATGTCGGCGCCGGCCTGCAGCATCCGCGCCGGCCAATTGGCCAGCTGCAGGTTGATGCCCGCCCACAGCTGCAGCAGACCCTGGCGGATGCGATCGCCGTTGCCGGTGAACACCCCCACGATCAGCGACCAGGTGCCCTGGACGGTCTGCCACACGCCGCCAAGCACCTGCTTGATCACCGGCAGCACGAACACAAACGCCTGCACCAGCCAGCCGATCGCCTTGACCGCCAGCTGCAGCTGGGTGACCAGCACCGCGCCCAGGATCTGCCCGAACCCGCGACCGGCCTGCGTTGCACCGTTCAACTGCGCGGTGGTGGCCTCGAATGGCGTCAGCAGCTGCTTGACCCACGCCCAGGCCTGGCCCATTGCAGCGGCCACGGTGTCCCACACCGGCGCCAGCGGCGCGAGTGCGGCCTGCAGCTCGGCCAGCACCGGCGCGGCGACATCGACGATGCCTTGCCACACACCAATGGCGAAGGCCTTGATCGGCCCCCAGTACTTCCACACCAGCAGCGCCACCGCAGCGACAGCCGCGCCGATCGCCAGCACCGGCAGGCTGACGCCGCCCAGCAGCGGCAGCAGCAGGCGCGCGCCATTGGCGAGCATGGGCAGCACGCGGCCGCCGAACGCCAGCCCCTGCCGCAGCAGCGCACCAAAGCCGCCACCACCCGACAGCAGCGCCACGGCGCCATGGATTTGCGAGAACGCCATCGCCGCCACGCCGCCGGCCACCAGCAGGCCACCCAGGATCGTGACCAGCGCGGCGGTGGCGATCGCCGTCTTTGCGATCGCACCCACCAGCACTGGATTGGCGCGGATCCACGTCGTGACCTGGCCGACCACCGCAGCCGTGCGCTCGGTCAGTTCCTTGAACTGCGGCAGCAGCGCCTGGCCGATTGACTGCGACACCACTACGGCGGTGTTCTTCAGCAGCTGCAGCGAGTTGGCCGAGGTGGCCACCCGCGAGGCGTACTCGGCCGACATCGAGCCGCCATAGCGCTGCGCATCGGCGACCTTGGCGAAGTTGCCCTGCAGCAGCTCCAGATTGGTCAGCAGCGGTGCGATCGCGCCGATCGACTCGCGCCCGAACAGCTGCGTCATGGTCGCGGCCTGCTCAGCCTTGGGCAGTGCGCGCAGCTTCTGCAGCACCGACATGATCGCCCCGCCTGCATCCTTCTGCATGACCTGGGCCATGGTCGTGGCCTTGATACCTAGCTTGTCGAAGGCCTCGCGCTGGCTCTTGGTGGCCGACTCGCCCGAGGCCAGGGTGAGCAGCATGTTCTTGATGCCGGTGGCCGAGACTTCCGACTCGATGCCCATGCCGGCGACGGTGGCGCCCAGCGCTGCCAGTGGCCCGCTCTGCAGGCCGGCGACCTCGCCCAGGGCACCAATGCGGTTCACCACTGCACTGATCTTGTTGACGCTGGCAGGGCCGGTGTTGCCGAGATAGTTGATCTTGTCGGCCAGCACGACGACTTCCGCCTGGCCCATCCGGAAGGCGGTGCGCCAGGTGGCCATGGTCTGGCCGGCTTCCTCAGCGCTGCTGTCGAAGGCCACACCCATCTTGGCCGCGTCCTCGGCGAAGCGAACCAGCTCCTGGCGCGGGATGGCGGCCTGGCCGGCGGCCGCGACAATCTTGGCAATGTCCGTCGGCAGCATCGGCAGGCGCATGGAGAGGTTCTCGACATCGCGGCCCATCTGCAGGAACTGCTGCGGCGTCTTGAAGTCCACGACCTTGCGCACGTCGGCCATGGCCGACTCAAACTCCATCGCATCGCTGATCGGCAGCACCGAGACGCCCAGTGCGCGCTGGCCGGCGAACGCCATGCCGGCACCGTAGGCGCTCGCCTGCAGGCCAGCGCTCTGGATGCGGGCGCTGCGACGCTGTGCGGCATCGATCGCCGCCAGGCGCTGTTGCTGGGCGCGCATGGCGGTGTTGGTGCTCTCGATCTCGCCGCGCAAACGGCGCTCATGCGTGACCAGCTCGCGGGTGCTGATTCCGGCCGTCTCCAGACGACCACGCAGTCGCTGCAGGCCGGCCTCCTGCGCGCCGTGGGCTGCCTTGAGTTCGCGTGCGGTGCGAACGGCTCGCTCGAACTCGGCATTCATTGCCGCCGTAGGCGTGCCGGCCGCGTTCATCTGTTGGGCAAGCGTGCGCACCGATTGTCGCTGCGCGTCGAGCGCGGCCTTGGCGCGCTGCGCCATCGCGACCTGCTCGCGGTAGGCGCCGATATCGCGGTGTTGGCTGTTGAGCTGACGCAGCGCGTCGCGCTGGTTGCGCAGTGCGGTGGCAACGCCGCGGCTACCGCTCAACACGCGACGGAACGGGCCAGTGGCGCGGTCGACGGCCGCCAGGATGACCTGCAGGCGCAGATTGTCGGAGGCCGCCATTTAGGCGGCCTCGTTCGTGGGGTGGGGCATCATTCGGCTCCGCTTCGTAGGCGGGCACGCTCGCGCCACGCCGTGAGTTCGTGCAGCGACCAGCCGTCCATTTCAGACGGCGGCCAGTGGAAGATGGCCGCGATGTCGGCCATCGCATCCTCTACGCAGTCGGGAAATCCGCTTCCCTCTGTGCCTTCGGCAAGAAAAAAACCTGCACCTCCTGGCCTACCGCCAGCAGGTCGGCCGGATCCATCGCATTGACGTCGGCGGTGGTCAGCGTGGGCGAGGAAATGCGCGGCAGCAGTGTTGCCAGCGCGGTGACATCCAGCTGCAGCACGTCGGTCAGCTTGAGGCCGCGCAGTTCGCCGGCGCCGGGCTTGCGCACCTTGAGGTCGGTGATGGTCTGCTCGCCGCGCACGATCGGTTGGTCGAGGGAAATGGCTGGGGAAAAGGTCGGGGTCATCGGGAGGTCTCAGGGTGGAGGCCTGGCGGCGCCAGGCCGGGAGGGTCAGGCGCCGATGGCGCGGCGATGCGGGGCGAGCAAATCCACGCCGTTGACGATCTCGATCATGTTCATCAGATCGATCTCGATCACGGGTGCGCCGTTGATGCTGAGCTTGTAGTAGCTGGCCGAGGTCTTGACCGAAAACTCGGTGTCATCGCCGGCCTTGCCGGTACCGGGATCAATCTCCTTGTGACGGCCGCGCACGACCACTTCCACTGCATCCACATCGCCGCTGTCATCGCGCTGATAGGAGCCGGCAAAGCGCAGCTGCACGGCGTTGTGCGTGGTGGCGCCGTACTGATTCAGCACGCTGCGCATTAGGCCGCCGCACTTCCATTCGAGATCGATCTTCTCCTGGCCGAAGTCGATGTCGACCGGTCCATTCATGCCGCCGCCACGGTACTCCTCCATCTTGCGGGACAGCGTGGGCAGCTTCACTTCGACCACCTGGCCGAGATAGCTTTCGCCGTCGTTGAACAGGTTGAGCGCTTTGAGTTTCTTGGGCAAAGCCATGGGGTTCTCCGGGAATCTAAGGCGGGTGCGTTACGCGTTGACGCGCTCGGCGAAATCCGCCAGGTAGCTGGTGGTGATCTTCTGGTACAGCTGCAGGTTCTCCAACGGCGGTACCGGCGTGTAGTCGTAGTCAATACGCAGCGCGCCATCGGCGAGCGTGGTGGCGCTATTGACCGTGCCGTCGTACCAGGCGTTGGCATCGATCAAATAGCCGGACGACTTCAGGTCGCGGAACTTGGCATTGATCGTTTCGATCAAGTCTTTGACCAGCGACGGATGCATCGGCTTGTCGACGTAGAACGCCACGCCCTCGGCGATGGTGTCGGCCAGGATCTGCGCAGTACGCGTGGCCGTCTCGAACGCGAACATCGCGTCTTCTGCACACGTGCGTGACCCCCAGAAGCGTTGCCCGTTGAAGGTCACCAGCGTGGTGATGTCGCCCTCGTTGAGGACGCCGGCGTCGGTGGTCGGGTCCTGCAGATCCCAGTGCACATCCTTGGAGATGCCGGTAACGCCAGATACGGGCACGTTGGATAGGCTCTTGTGCCAGCCCTGGTCGGTGTCGATCTTGGCGCGTAGCCCAAGCGCACGCGCAGTGGCATACGCGGCCGTCGTAGTGCTGGTGGCGGTGTCGAAGGCCAGGAAGTCCGGCCAGATCAGCATCAGCTCGCGGTCACTGAACTGCCCACGGTAGGTGACCGCCTCGGCGACGGTCTCGGCCACGGGGCGCACATAGGCCATGGCGCGCAGCTTCTTGGCGATGGTGGTCAGCGCCTTGGCGACTGGCAGCGTGTCCAGGCCAGGCGCGCCCAGGATGCGCGGGCGCACGCCCAGCTGTGCCTGCGCGGCGAGCAAGGCATACAGGCCGGTGTAGCCGCTGGACTTGGCCTCGCCAATGACGTTGCTGGTGGTCTTGGCCGCATCTGCGTCCTCGGCCACGCGCACGACGATGGTCACCGGGTTGGTCTGGTCGGCGATGCCCTGCAGCGTGGCGCGCAAGGTGCCCTGGGTGCCGGCGCTGGCGACCGCACCCAACACATCCGTGATCAGCACCGCCTTGTTGAGTGGAAATACTTTCTCGTCCGCATCGGAGGCCGTGGCGACCAGGCCGACGACAGCAGTGGAGACGGTGCGGATGGTGCGCGTGCCCGCGCTGACTTCGATGACGCGGACGCCGTGGTGGTAGGCAGTGGACATAGATTCCTCGATCAGGACGAGCGGAAGCGGAGCGGGATGGTCATGCGCGAGCGCGCATTGGCGGGGGCAACGTCGGTGCGTTCGCCTTCGATCGTCAGCACAAAGCTGCCAGGCGCATCACCGACGACCAGGTCGACGCGGGTCAGGCGCAAGCGTGGCTCCCAGCGCATCAACGCAGTGGCGGTCGCGCCATAGAGCAGCGTGCGGGTGGCGCCGTTGAACGGCTGGTCGATCAGCTCGGGCAGCAGCGAGCCGAAGTCGCGGCGCTGCTCGCGCGTGCCGATGGGCGTGGTGAGGATGCAGGCGATCGACTGGGCGAGGTGCTGTTCGCCCTGAATCACGCGACCCGTGGTGGCATCGACGCCGATCACTGGGGGCCGCCACTGAGCGCACTGCCGGCTGTGACGCCGGTGGTTTTGTGGTGTTTGAGGCTGATCCCGCCTGCCACGACATCGGTGGTCGCAGTCGCGGTACCGGCGATCGTGATGTCGCCGTTGAGCGTCGTCTCGCCGTTGACGGTTAGCGGACCGTTGAGCGTGATGCCGCCATCGGCGGTGATAGTCGCTGTGCCGCCGCTGGGTAGTGTGGCCTGCAGCGCATGCGCCTCGGTGTCGTAGTGGATCTGCGCGCCATCGGCAAAGCGCAGCACGTGCAGCGTGTCGGATGCGGCAGGCGCTGCGAATTGGTCGGAGTACAGGCCGCGAAGCACCAGGCCGTCGGCCAGGTCGCCGGCCGGCGACAGCACTACCACTTGTTCGCCAACCGCTGGCGCCGACCAGATGATCGTGGTGCCGGCCAGCGTGACAACCCAAGGCAGATAGTCGGTCAGCATCTCGCCGACCTGCACGCGGCACCGCGCGGTGGTGAGATTCACCTCGGCAACGGTGCCGAGACGAATGGCGTTGCTCAGTGCGGAAGATGCGTTGCCCATGCAGTCATGGTCGGTGACCGTGAGGAGCAAGTCACAACAGGTATCTTGTAAACCTAAGGGTTACCCGGAGCGTGAGACAAATTGTCGGGCGGGAGTTCAGAGGTGAGCTAGCTTGATAAAAAGTCGATGCGGAGGGTTTGGAAATGTCAGCAGTTTATGGCAAGGGCGGTTTTAATCCGCCTGACGGGGATGATAAAAAGCCACTAAGAGTGAGTTCGCGCTTGACTCGGCCTGCAGTTCCACAAGGATGGGATGTTGTGGTCTGCGAGGGGCATGGGGAATGGGTGAAGAGTGGAGGCGTCTATGGTGAGTTCGTGGTTCCAAAAGATATCCAGATCGTCATATACCAGGGGGTAGGTGTCGGATTGGATGATGCGCATGGGATTGCAATTGCTTCAAATGATCTTTTGCCGGCACGTTTGCCCATTTTGTGGGATAAAAAAGCAGGTGAGTACGACACTGATCCGGATGGGGATGTAAGCGTTAATGCTAAAACGCGCTGGGTGTATGCTCAGGGTGAGAAATGTCCAAACTTCACCTTGTTTGCCTACAATGAGCCGGGTTTTTCAGTAATCGATAAGCCTAAGGACACTTCGTACACCGTCCTATCGAAAAATCCGCGCACGCTTTATGCGATTTGCGAACATTTCAAATCAAAAGGTGGAGTGCAGATTCGCTGGGCTGCTTGCACCGTGTATGGGAAGTAGAGAGAGCGGTTAACCAATCGTGTCATCAGGCGTGAGTGAAAGCGCCGACCAGGCCTGTGCATCCTCGTCCCACACCGGTGTGCCATCGGTCACCATCGGAGGCGCCACAGTAGTCAGCTGCCCGGGCAATTCGATGCCCGCGGCCAGGCGCGCTGCGATCGCGCCGGTGGCTTTCTCCCACACCAACACTGCGCTGTAATCGGGATCTGCGCGCCAGCTGGCACGTACATCGTCCCACACGTTGCGGCGGAAATCGCCGGGAAGAAAGGCGATCGGCTGCGAGGTTGTGCATCCCAGCGGCAGAGCATCACCCAACGCCAGCGTGTTGGCGACGGGCATGGCGGTGTTGGTGCTGTAAAGCATCACGCCCCGGTAGTCCGGAACCAACTTCCAAGCTCCAGTGGCTGACGACAAACGATGGCGCTGATAGAGACCTGCAGGTGGTGCCGGCGCGGTGGAAACCGTGTTGGGCGGCAGCGGGTAGCGACCTTCCAGCTCAGAGAGATAGACGACCACCGGGCCGGTGAGCTCGCCGGTGGTGGGATCAAAGGCATAAGCGGTGCTGGTGCGTGGGAGCGTTGCGGTCATGGTGAGTCCTCAATAAGCAATGCAGTAGGTCATGCGCAGACCGGCCGGCAGGTTGTCTTCGCCGCCGGCGGCATTGACGGTAATGGCGTGGTCGTGGGCGCCGGCGCCGCGGTGGTCCACCACGTGGACGTGATTGCCGCCCTCGGCGATGCCGATGCCGTGGGTGTGGTTGCCGGAGCCGTTCATGCCGATGTTGTGTGCGTGGTTGCCTGCGCCATCGGTGCCGAAGCTGTGTGCGTGGTTACCGCCTGCACCTGTCCATCCATCTGAAGGTGCCGCATCGTTGTCGCGCTCGCGGAAAACGCCGTATCCGTTCACGGCGCCCGACGGGATCACGCCCGGGTGCTGGTGGTCGCCGGAGGCGCTGGTGCTGCCGCTGTGGCCGTGCCAGCCCTGCGTATCTGTCCACGCGCCATGGGCGTGGTCGCCGGCTGGGTTACTGCTGGCACCGTGTGCGTGAATACCAGCTGCGCCGAGCGCTGTGTAGTGCGCGTGGTCGCCCACGGCGGCTGCAGTGGCGCCATGCGCATGAGAGATGACCTGGCCGGCGCCGTACGAACCCACGGCGGTGGCCAGGCTGGTATGGGTGATGACCGTGCCGTCCTTGATCTTGGGCACGTTGAACGTGGTGCTGCCGTCACCTGCGCCGTAGACCGTGCCAATGGCGGCAAACAGGGCAGGGTACTTGGCGCGTGAGATCGCCGCACCATCGCAGACCAGCAGGCCGTTGGGCGGGTACAGCGATGCCATGACGACGATCTGGCCAGGCAGCAGGAACGACTGCGGCACGTTGAGCATGTTGCGGAAATCGCGGTACCACTCGCCCTGGCGGCCATCCAGCGTGTCCGCATCCAGGCCATTGCCGTGACCGGCGTCGCTGAGTGCAGCCGTGCGAATGCCCAGGAGGCTGCGGGCAGTCGCTGCGGTGGGGCGCGACAGCAGCTCCTTAATGAATTCGGTCGGCCCCATGGCGCCCAGGCGCTGGTCAAGCGATGCGAGCAGGTTGGCCGGCGACACCGCCCGCTCTTTGTCCAGGCCGGCGACGGCCTGGGCGTCGGTGGCCAGGCGAACCACGCCCGGCACGTCGACGGTTGCCGCTGGGTCGGTGAAGTTGGTATCGCCGAAGGTGATCTGGGCGGTATCTACGTCTGCCAGCACCACGTCAATCGCCAGGAGCACCGAGGCGGCGCCGGACTTCTCGACCAGCAATGCGGGCTGGCCGTAGGCGGCAAACAGCGTGCCATCGGCCAGGTAAAGGCCGAACCCGTAGCAGCTGTATACGCCATTGGATTCGTCGCGCACCGACACGTGGATCGTGTCCTTGGCGGTGACCGACCCGCCGATGGTGGTCAGGCGCTTGATCTCGGACGGCAGCGCCTTGAGCTCGGCATCGGCCACGAACGCTGCGCTGGTCAAACCGACGGCGGCGATGGTCACCGCCTGTGTGCCGGTCTGCTTGGCATTGACCAACGCTTGGCGGCCGGCGGTGGTGATCTTGAGTTTGAGTCCGGGCATGTGTGCTCTCTAGCTCGCCTTGCACTGCAGGCGCAGGAACAAGGTGGTTCTGCCGCACGCCACGACGTTGAGTCGGGCTTCGGCCTGGAATCCTTGGGTGAAGCTGAAATGCGAGCGCACGGGCTTGGTGCGCTCGACCTCGGCGATGACTTCCTCTACGAACCGGGCGCTGGCGCTTTGTCCATCGGCACCGGTCAGCGTTAGCGCCAGCTCGAAGGTGTGCGGCTGGCCGCGCGGCTCGGTCTGCCACCACTCGCGGATGGCGACCGCACCGCCGAACGACTCGACGACCATGCGCACGCTGTTGGCTGTTCCCTTGCGTCGCTGGATCGCCATGGCGCTACGCAAGCGCGAGCGCTTGACCGCATCGCTCCAGTCGGCTTTCCAGTCATCGACCGAGAGCGTCCAGGCCAGCCACGGCAAATGACCTGCCGGGCAGGTATCTGGATTCCACAGGTCCGGATACGGCAGCGGGATGGCGGCCAAGCGCTCGGTGACGGCCGCCAGGGCACGTTCCATTGGCGTGGCATTGGGCGGTAGCGGTGAACTACTCATCGATGCCGGCGTGCACGATGTCGATCGAGATGCAGTACGCAGCCTGCGTGCGGCTGATCCGGATGTCGGCAGCCGGAGAGTCCAGCTCAACACGCTGCACGCCATCGACGAACAACTTGGCCTTGATCGCTGACTCGGGCACGTCACGGCCGATGCGTTGAGCTTCGTCCAGATACGCCTGCAGGCTGCGCATCGCTTCGCGCATGACCACTGCCGAGTCTGGGCCAGCGTAGGTGTAAACACGCCCACGAATGGCATACGGGACGATCTGGGCGCTCTGTACCGCAACATTGTCGGTCAGCGGGCGCACGTCGTCGTTGGTGAGGATCGCCGCGACCTCGTCCAGCAACGCCTGGGGAGCCGTGCCATCGCCGGTGCGCGATTGAACGGTGACCAGGACTTGGCCAGGCGCGGGGCTGGTGGCGCTGGCGTCCATGACATCGGCCGCTGCACTGAGCGCGTGATAGATGTAGGCGCCCTCGGGGCCAGCAACACTGAAGCCTTCCGGCGCCAGCTGGATCCGGCGGCGGAAGTCCACGTCCGACTCGTAGGTCGGTGCGATGTCGATCTCGGGTTGGCCCGGATCGAGCACCAGACGCGCAACGCCGAACAGCGCGCCGAGGTGATCGAGGTTGGTGCCGGTGGCAAAGGCCAGCATGGTCTGCTGCGCCTTGTCGTTGGCGCGCTGGCGGAGCAGCAGCTCGCGGGCCGAGAACAGCTGCAGGAGCTTGTAGACCGGGTCTGCTTCCGTGAGCGCAGAAAACTCGGGCATCAGGCGCCGGAACTGGGCCAGCGTCTCGGAAAAGATGCTTTCGAAGTCCAGTACCTCGATTAGGTCTGGAGCCTGGAGTTTGGAAAGGTCGACAGCCGTAAATGATGCCATGGTTCAAACAATGGTTTCAGTACACCAAAGGCTGATCTGCCGGTCATTGGAAGGCGAGACGGTTAATGAGTAGACTCGGCGCATACAGGATTTATCGTTGATGCTTTTGGGTCTTTTAAGAAGGGTGCTGCTTTGAAACAGTCGGAAATAAAAAGTTTCTTGGATTTTATCAAGGTAACTGATGAATACGGCTTCTTTGGGGAGCTTATCCTTTTTCGCGGGCAGGCTATAAAAGGCAATCTTTTGCCTGGCATAGCGAGGTCAGAGCCTGGCAGGAATACCGAGAAGATTGAGCGGCATGTGCTTGAGCAGCTACAGCTACAGGGCGCTTCCCTCCTATCAATGTACGGTGGGACGTTGTTAGATGATCTGGTGGTTGCACAACACTACGGGATGAAGACTAGATTATTGGATTGGACGATTAATCCGCTGGTTGCACTCTGGTTTGCCTGCTCAGATAGAGAACCAGGTGATGCGTATGTCTATGCTCTAGAATCAGATAATTTTCTCGTCAAGGATCTATATAAGCAAGATCCATTCGATCAGTCGAGAACGCGTGTATTTCAGCCGAGATTGAATAATGAGCGAATAATTGCTCAGGATGGTTGGTTTACGCTTCACCCCTTTTCAAATGTTGCACGTAGGTTTGTTCCTCTAGAGGGTAATTCCGATGTCAAGCAAAAGCTGCGGGCGCTTCGAATTCCTGCCGATTGCCGTATGGGAATACTATATTCGCTCGAGCGGCACGGCGTGACTGCTAGGACAGTCTATCCTGGACTTCACGGGCTCTGTCTATCTCTCAATGGGAAATATAATGACAGGCAATTTGGATAGACGGATTCCCTTTCTATCTATATTCGATGCAAAATTACCACTTCAGCCATTCGGCTTTGTGGAATAATAGAATTTACTTTTATCGCACCTTCTCGAAAAGGGCATTCCGCTCTTCGAGGCAGTATTGATGATCTGGCTCAAGATTTTCATCCTTAGAGCCATGGGGGCGCCGAGCTATGCGAATAGGTGAATCAGGCATCTGCAGAAGTCCCCCTCGCGAGATTGCTTCTATCACTGCGCCATCGCGACGCAACCGCAAGGATTCTAGCTCGACTTTCCTGCCGCCAATGTAGTCATATATTGTAATGCTAGCAGTGTTGCCCGTGATTGAAATTTCCCCATCGACCAGATTGTAGTTGAATAGTGGGATAGCTCGGCAAATTGACTTGCTTGCAACGGTTCCACTGAGTGCCCCATTCGATGCCGATAAAATTAATACAAGATCGGAGTTTGAAAGATCCATCTCCGAAGAATTAATATACCCTTCTGATGAGGCTGACCAATATCCATTCCACTCTTCATCTTCATGTAGCCAGGCACTGAAAGTTGACCACGTTTTTATGGTCTCAGATGGAAGTGCTCGTGAATTCTGTAATGCTGTAGGTCCGTTAATTAGAATCCAGGCAAAAAAGCCAAGGACAGACGGAATCGCAGCCCATATTACTAATTTCCTTAATCTCCAGGCGCCTGGTTGTTGGCTACCGCTTCCTTCATCGTCAGGCATTTTTTTGATTCGCCAAGTGACTGGTAATTCGATTAACCCTCTTCTGCAGGGGTGTCGCAGATGTAACACTCTTCTCCGTAGATTGAGTCGTAATCGCCAGTAATCTGCACTATGATCTGATCCTCGCCACGCTTGCTATCCTCTTCGATGCAGTTCTCACAAACTGTGACCTGTGGATATTGGTCGGCAGCGCTATCGGCACTCATGTCGCCATATAGCATTGCAGTCTTGAATTCGGTGTTCATGATTGCTCGTTCTGTGGTTTGCATGGAGTGCACTCCGATCATAAAGGAGAATTCGCGAATTTTGCGAGGATCAGATTCATAATTTCTTCCTTGTCGTGCTCGCTTATGCCTAGCAGTCGACGTCTAGCATAAGTGGCACTTGGCCCACTTGGGCGCACTCGTTCTGTCATTCCCTCTTGATGCACACGAGCGATTCGGGACACGCGCCCCATGAATCCCACGCTCACCTCGTTGGGACTGGCGCTGACCTTGAGGAACTTGGCTTGCCGCAGCTTGGCAAACATCTTCTTGCGTATGACTCTGCCGGATTTATCGCGCAGCTGCTCTTTGCGCGGTGCGTAGGGCGTCCCGTCAGGTGCCTGTTGTCGACCGATGCGCTGGCTCTGCGATCGCCGCAGGGCGGTGCCGATTTTGCGCGCGAGCTTGCGGCGCTCGCCTTCCTGCAGACGCGCCAGCAAGGGTGCGGCCCAGTCTTCCAGTGCGGTCAGGTCATCCATGACGGATCGATCTGCGGCTCAGGCGCATGGGTCATGTCGTAGCCGCCCCCATCCTTCGCCGTCACCACGACACGCTCGGTCAGCGGCAACTTGATCGACAGATCCACTGCATCGTTGGCGAGGATGTCGGCTTCGAAGGCGATGTCGCCTCGGCGCGCCGGGTTGGACAGCAGCTCCGACTGATTGACCTGCACCCATTCCAGCAGCGGCAGCATCACGCTGTCGGGATGGCCGGCATAGTCGGTCATGATCAGGTTAAGGGTGTACTGGTACTCGAACGACAGCCCGGGCTGGAACGTGCTGAGCAGGCTGCCGGCGTCGATAAATACCAGCAGCCGGTCGGCATCGCGGGCTAGGTCCGGTAAGGCCGCAACCAGATGCGCGCGCAGGCTGGCAGGCTTGATCATGGCGCCGGCTCCGGTGCATGCAGATCGATCCAGTCCTGCAGCGCGCTCAGCTGTGCGGCGGTGGCATGGCAGCTGGTGTAGTTGTCGGCGACGGTACCGGCAATGCCAGAGAGCGTAATGCCGGCGGCCGGCGCATCAGGATCTCCGGTGGGCGGCCCGGCAGGGTTGCCCGAGGCGGCGGCGTCATGCAGCCGCACAAAGCCAGCAGGGATAGCGCAAGCAGCGTCTGCTTTCTGGGTGACATAGATCGGGATCTCGCGGGTGATGGTGGCGCCGACTTCGCGCACGATCTGCACGCGGTCGACGTACTGCGTCACAACGGTGGTGGAGCCTTTGGCGCTGTCGCGTTCTGCCTCGGCCTGGCGCTTGGCCTGCAGCGCGGCATCGCGGTCTGTCTGCGCGGCGCTGACGCGCTGTTCCTGCCACACGCAGCCACCGACGAGCACTGCAATCAGCGCCAGCAGGATGATGACGCGCGTGATCATCAGCTGACGCCCAGGATCTGCAGGGCGCGCTGTGTGCGAGTGACGCGATCGCTGTGGCCCTCCGGTAAGCGCTTGGCTCGCACGTTGCCTAGGTTGATCTTGCGGCCCAGGCCCAGCACGTCCCCCGTATCGGCCAGCGCGTTGAGGCCGTTGTCGTGCCAGTACGCTGCCGCGCCCAGTGCGCTTGGCTCGATCTGCAGCAACAGGTCGGGCTGGTCTTCGACGGGCAGGCCGATCAGCTCACCGATACGGCGGTAGTTGCCACGGAAGGTGTGCTGCATCGGACCACGGCCCCGGTAGCGGTGACCGTCTCCGCTACCGGCGTCGCCGTTGCCCAAGCGGTCGGCGTAGACAAAGTTGGCCAGGCCGACCGGGTTACGCAGAAACTTGGGCGCCTGGGCAGGTGTGATCCGCGCGCCAAACACCTCCAACAGTCGAGCGCTGGTGGTGTAAATCAGCCCTTCTTCCATGCGCGACAGGCTCAGGCTTTCGTGACCGACCTGGCCGAGCCAATGCGCGGCGCGGCGCTTGGTGGTGATGCCAAAACGGTTGGCGGCGGCAAGCAGTGGGCCGTGCCAGCGCTGTGCGCGTTGCGCGGAGCACTGCATGATCGAGGCAAGCTGGGTATCGGTGAACATCAATCGACCTTGAGGATGCGCGCCACATTGCCCTGGGCGCGGTAGGTGAGCACTGCCAGCACGGTCAACGTGCCCAGGTGCCACGGACTGACGTGGGAGCCGGCGCCGGCCATCAGGATGTGCAGCGCCTGGCCGCCGGTGCTGGCGATCAGCAGCCACGCGCACCAGCCCGCGCCGCGTCGATGGCGCGCATCGACGGGCCGGTGGTAGGTAAGCAGGCGGACGCAGATGGCGAGCGAGGCCATCAACGTCAGGACGGTGACCAGGCTATGCACTGGGCGGACCTCCACGACGTAGGAAGGAAAAGTCGAAGGACTTGCTCTTCTCGATCAAGCCCAGCGTGACGGTGATGGCGCACGCCGCGCTGGCGAAGGCCGCCACACCGCTGGACTTGATGGGGAGCCAGCGCAGGAGCTCCGGTGCCAACTGGTAGCCGGCGATCACGCTCACCGGGAAATAGATCAGCCGCGCCAGCAGCGGTTGCTTGGCGGCAGACACCACGAACAGCGCGCCGCCGGCGAAGGCGCCGATCAGCGCGTCGCCGTCGATGCCGGGCAGCACGGAGGCAAGGCCCACACCGGTGGCGATCAAAAAGCCGCTCGATACGGAGGTGGGTTCGGTCATCAGGTCAGTCCCATAGCTGCACGAGCGGCGTCATCGCCGCCGTGGTGGTGGTTACCTCGGGCAACTCCACTGGCGTGCCATGCGGCAGCATGGCGCCCAGTTCGGCCAGGCCGGGATTGAGGAGGTAGGTGCGCTCGACCAAGCCGGCCGTGCTGCCCAGGTGGCGCCAGCACAGCAGGTCGACGGTGTCGCCTTGCATGGCATGCACGCGCATCAGATGAGTTCCACCGTGCTGCGCGGCAGGTTCTGCAGATCGCGCACGGCCCAGCGCTGGTCGCGGCGCAGTTCGGTGATGCTCGGCGATAGGTCGTCGGCGCGCTGGTTGGCGCTGTCGGTGGCGTCGAAGCTGCGGTAGCGCTCTGCCACCTCGACGGCGGTGGCACATGCCACGGCGCGCAGGTACAGCTGCACGCGTCGCGAGACGCCATCGACGGTGGTGCTGGGCACATCGCTCAACGCCGCGTATCCAGCCGCCTGGTGCATATCCGCCCAGGACTGCAGCTCATCGTTGACCGCCAGCATGGCGGCGACGACGGCCTGGCGCAGACGCGCATCGGTGATGGTGCCATCCAGGCGCATGTTCGCCCGTACGCCTGCCGGTGCGATCGCCGGCCAAAACGGCGCATTGGCGATCGCATCGGGCGCGGCGCTGGTGGTGCCGGTGGCAGTGAATCCGCTCATGGATGGCTCGGAATAGATCGCCGGTGGTCGGGGCGTCACCGCAGCGGGAGAGAGACGCTGTGGATCGGCCCCGAGCCGGCGAGGGTTGCGGGGACGCTCGGTTATGCGCTGGTGCCCGCAGGCTCAGCGCTGAACTTCTTCAGGAGGCGCTCGGCGCGCTCCAGATCCTTCTTGCCGCCGCAGCTGCCGTGCAGCGCGATGGCGCGCTGCAGGTCAGCCACGGCGGCCGCGGCGATGGGTTGCGCCTGGTCGGCAGGCGTCTCATCGGTGATACCCGCCAGCGATGCGCGGGCGAGTGCCAAGTGCAACTTGGCGCGGACCTCATCGGGCATGTCCTGCTCGGCGGTCAGCGTGGCGGTGTCGGCCAGCACGGCCGCATCGAACGCCAGGCCGGTCTTCTGCGCTGACAACGCCGCCTCGGCGACTTCCTCGGCCAGCACGCAGCCCACCGTGCGGGAGAAGCGGTCGGGCATCTGCAAGCTGTGCTTGAGTACATAGGCGCCCAGCTCCAGCGCGCCGGCATAGTCGCCGGCATCAATGCGCCACACCATGCACGTCATGACGACCTCGTCTTGCGCGCCTTGGCCGCCGGCCAGCACGCCGGCAAGGTACGGCGCGTACCCGGGCAGCAGCTGCACCTTCAGCGCGGCCTTGCCCTGGGTGGACTGGATCTGCTTCAAGCGCAGGCGATCGCTTTGCAGCTGCGCCATGTGCTGCTCGTAGGCGGTTGCACCGGCCATCAGCTGGTGCGGGGCGCGTTGGGCGGCTTCCAGCTCGGCGAGCACGCGGCTGTGGTGGCGCTTGGCGGGACTGTCGGCCATGGCTTAGGCCTCGATCTCGATGTGCTCGACCACACAGCCCAGGCCGTAGTCTTCGACCACGTAGGCATCGTTGGAGGACTCGTAGTTCTCGATGCGATCGCGTGCCGGCACTTCCTGGATGTAACGGCGACGGCCGCCGGTCTGGTAGTAGATCGACAGGTTCGCCAGCGAAGTGACCATCAACGCGCCGTCCGGCAGGTAAGGCACCTCGGCCACCGGCAGGCCGCCGACGCGGCGCTGGCTCAGGATCAGGTCGGTGGCGATCTTCTCGCTGGCCGGCTGGTCCTTGTTGACCATCGGGAAATACTTGTCGTGCATCAGGTCGCGGCCGAGCACCACCACCAGGCTCGGATCCTTGCGGTGCCACGGGTCCAGCAGGTTGCTCACCACGTCATACACCAACGCATCGAGGTTGCCGTAGTCGGCACCGGCGCCGCCGATAACGACCTTGCCGGCCGCCTTGCCGCTCGCCAGCACGCGCTGGGCGGCGTTGGTGCGGTACTGCTGCAGCCAACCGATGTTGACGTCTTCCAGCAGCGGGAACGTGGCGCGGTCGGTGTCAGCAGCGGCGTGCGTGCCGCTGAAGCCAATCTGCAGGCGGTCCAGTGCCTGGCGCTTGACGATGGCATCGCGCAGGCGTGCCTGGAAGTCCGGGAACTTGGCCCAGGTATCGAGCAGCGCATACGGGATGGCGGTGTCGAAGTCGGTCTTCTTGGCGATGTACTCGTTCTTGTCGAGCGCGGCGACGCTGCGCGGGATGCGGGTCTTGCCGGCACCGGTGTCGGTGCGGCTGGCGATGCTGCCAGTGACGCCGATGCCCACCTTCTGCCCGGACAGTTCATCTACCGGGATGATGTTGATCTTGGACAGGAACTCGCTCGATTCCTGCATGCGCGATTCCAGCTTCTGCTGCACGGTCGGATCGACGGCGAACGAGTGGAAAGCGGAGGTGATGCCGTTGAGCTTGGCGATCTGCTCGGCGAACTGATTGAACTGCAGGCGGGTGGCGTTTTGCATGGTGGCTCCGAAAGTGGGGCGCTGGCGGCGTGTGTGGTGTGTGGGATCAGCAGTCGGTCAGCACGGCTGCGCCGCTGCCGGTGACCACCGGACGTGCGGGCTGTGCGGGATCGGGCTGCTGTGAGAGCGATTCGCGCAGCTGCGCCAAGTCGTTCGCCAGCTGCTCGTGTTTGCTCTTCTGCTCGGCGTGCTCGGCCTGCAGGCGGTTGAAGCGTTCGTCCTGGCCGCGCACGTGCTCGGCGATCTCTTCGACGCCCTGGCCGAGGTCGGCAAACTGCTTGGCGGTGATGCTGGTGGCGTCCTCGCTCTTGAGCGCGGTGCGGATCCGGCTGAGCAGATTGGCGACCGGGCCGTCGCTGACTTCGCTGAATTCCAGCGCCGTTTCTTCCGCGACGGTGAACAGGTTGCCGGGCGATTGCTTGCGATCGGCCAGCGGGTTGGCATCCGGGTTCTGGCTGGCGAAGCTGAGCATGGAAGTACCCAGGCTGGCCGGCGAATCGGTCACAGCCAGGCCGACCAGATAGGCCTTGCCGGTATTGGCGAATTTCTCCTGCACCTCGATGCTGGTGTAGAGCTTCTGCTTGGACTTGTTGATGGTGATCAGGTCGGCGGTCGGCTCGATCTGTGCGAACAGCGCCAGGCGCTTGGTGCCGTCGATCTCCACCTCTTCCGCCTTAACCGCAGTGACATCGCCATACGCACGGAACGGCGAGTCCGGCAGCAGGCTGCGCATGTGCTCGATCCAGATGCGGGCGTTGTAGGTCTCGCGGTTGTAGGTCGCGGCCATGTCGTCGATCCAGCTGCGCTGAATCGTGCGGCCATCGGTGGTGGCGCCTTCGACGGCCACGCGGAACCAGTTGGAACGAAACTTCTTGGCCTTGGCCGACATGGGTGTCCTCTGCGCTGGATGCGTTTGCGATGACCCATGGTCAAACGCAGCGCATAGCGCAGCAACGTAAGCGCCGTGTAAACCAAGCGATTACGTGTCTATGCGCTGTCGAGATTAGAAGGAGCGCTTCACTCTGGTGGCATGCAAAGCGTTGCCACCCAGCTCCCGATGGACACCCGCAGACAGGCCAAGTTCCTGTACTGGATGGGATGGCGCGTGACCGAAATTGCGCAGGCCATCGGCGAGAACGAGAAGACTGTACACAGCTGGAAGTCGCGTGACGAGTGGGATCGCGCAGATAACGTCGAGCGCATCGGTGGCGCACTGGAAGCACGCCTGGTCGTGCTGATCATGAAGCCGGAAAAGTCCGGCGGCGACTTCAAAGAAATTGATCTGCTGCACCGGCAGCTGGAGCGCCAAGCGCGCATCCAGCGCTACCAGGGCGGCGGCAACGAAGCCGACTTGAATCCGGCTGTCGCCAATCGCAACGCCGCGCCCAAGAAGAAGCTCAAGCGCAACGACTTCACAGAGGAACAGATCGAGCAGCTGACCACCGCGTTCGTCGATGGTTGCTTCGACTATCAGCGCGATTGGTACCGGGCAGGCAACGAGCGCACGCGCATCATCCTCAAGTCGCGCCAGATCGGTGCCACGTTCTACTTCGCCCGCGAGGCGCTCATCGACGCGCTCACCACCGGGCGCAATCAGATCTTCCTCAGCGCGTCCAAGGCGCAGGCGCACCTGTTCCGTGGCTATATGCAGCAGTTCGTGCGCGAAGCGATTGACGAGACGCTCTCCGGCGGCGACAGCATCGTGTTCCCCAACGGCGCCGAGCTGTTCTTCCTGGGCACCAATGCGCGCACCGCGCAGGGCTACCACGGCAATTTCTACTTCGACGAGTTCTTCTGGACCTACGGGTTCAACGAATTGAACAAGGTCGCTAGCGGCATGGCGATGCACAAGAAGTGGCGCAAGACCTACTTCAGCACGCCATCGAGCATGGCCCACGAGGCCTACACGTTCTGGACCGGCGAGCGCCGCAACAAGGGCAAGCCGGCCGCGCAGCGGATCCAGATTGATGTCTCGCATGACGCCCTGGCCGGTGGTCGCCGCTGCCAGGACCGCGCGTGGCGGCAGATCGTCAACATCCTTGATGCCCAGCGCCGTGGATGCGATCTGTTCGACATCGACGAGCTGCGCGAGGAATACAGTCCGGACGCGTTCGCCAACCTGTTGATGTGCGACTTCGTTGACGACGGCGCCAGCATCTTCCCGCTGGCGATGCTGCAACCGTGCATGGTGGACAGCTGGGTGGAGTGGGGCCAGGACTACAAGCCGTTCGCCGCGCGCCCCTACGGCGATCGCGCGGTGTGGATCGGTTACGACCCGGCCGAGACCGGCGACACCGCCGGCCTGGTCGTGGTGGCGCCACCGCAGCAGCCTGGCGGCAAGTTCCGGTTGCTGGAGCGGATCCAGTTCCGGGGCATGGACTTTGCAAAGCAGGCCGCCGAGATCGAGCGCATCACGCGCCGCTACTGGGTGACCTATATCGGCATCGACACCACCGGCATGGGCAGCGGGGTGGCGCAGCTGGTGAAGCAGTTCTTCCCGAATCTGGTCACCTTCAGCTACTCGCCGGAGGTCAAGACGCGCCTAGTGCTCAAGGCGTTCGACGTGATCCACAACGGCAGGCTGGAGTTCGATGCGGGCTGGACCGACGTGGCCCAGTCATTGATGGCCATCCGCAAGACCATGACGGCCAGCGGCCGGCAATCCACCTTCACTGCTGGCCGCTCGGAAGAGACCGGCCACGCGGACCTGGCGTGGGCACTGTTCCACGCGCTGCAGAACGAACCGCTGGAAGGGCGCACCGCGCGCAACTCCGGCTTCATGGAGATCTCTTGATGTTGACCGACCAGCTGCCCGCCACCGCGCCTGCAGCGCCAGCCGTACCTGCACGCACCGAGGCGTTCACCTTTGGCGACCCGACGCCGGTGCTCGATGGGCGCGGCGTGCTGGACTATCTGGAGTGCTGGCAGAACGGGCGCTGGTACGAGCCGCCGGTGGCCCTGGACGGCCTGTCCAAGACCACGCGTAGCAATCCGTTCCTGCAGTCCGGTCTGATCTTCAAGCGCAACATGCTGGCGCGCACCTTCAAGCCGCACCGGCTGCTGACACGCGAAGCCTTCGAGCAGCTGTCACTGGACTGGATCACGTTGGGCAATGGCTACCTCGAGCGCCGCCGCAACCGCATGGGCGGCGCGCTGTCGCTGGCTGCGCCGCTGTCCAAGTACGTGCGGCGCGGTGTTGCGGAGGGCGAGTACTTCCAGGTGCGCACCTGGCACGACGAGCACGTGTTCGAGCCGGGCAGCGTGTTCCAGCTGCGCGAAGCCGATGTCGATCAAGAACTCTACGGCCTGCCCGAGTGGATGCCGGCGATGCAGTCGGCGCTGCTCAACGAGTCGGCCACGCTGTTTCGCCGCAAGTACTACAACAACGGCTCGCATGCCGGCTTCATCCTGTACCTGACCGATCCGCAGCAGAGCCAGGAAGACGTCGATGCGCTGCGCAACGCCATGAAGGGCGCCAAGGGGCCGGGCAACTTCCGCAACCTGTTCCTGTACTCGCCGGGCGGCAACAAGGACGGCCTCAAGCTGATCCCGGTCAGCGAGGTGGCGGCCAAGGACGAGTTCAGCGGCATCAAGGGCATCACCCGCGACGACATGCTGGCCGCGCTGCGGATCCCGCCGCAACTCATGGGCATCGTGCCACAGAACGCGGGCGGCTTCGGGTCGATCCGTGAGGCCGCTGCCGTGTGGGCCGCCAACGAGCTGGAACCGCTGCAGGCGCGCATGTTGAAGATCAACGACTGGGTGGGCGATGAGGTCATCGCCTTCACCCCCTACGCGCCGCCAGCGGCCGCGTAATCCTTTCCCACCGCAAGACCAAGCAATGCTCAAGAACCTACGTTGTGGCGAATGCGCCCGCCTGCTGTGCAAGGCCAGCGCCTTCGATGAAATCCAGATCAAGTGCCCGCGTTGCGGCACGCTCAATCACCTGAAGGCCGAGAGCCTCACCTCCGATCGCCGCGAGCGAATCCAAGAAGGCTCTCACCATGAAAAACCAGCTGCTCCAGGGCGACGCTCTGACCATCCTGCCCACGCTCGAAGCGAATTCGTTCGACGCGCTGATCACTGATCCGCCGTATGCGAGCGGCGGCCTGACAGCCGCTGCCCGGGCACGGCCGCCGTCGACCAAGTACTGCCGGGATGGCGGACATGCCGACTTTGTTGGCGATGAGCGCGACCAGCGCTCGCACCTGAAATGGATGCACCTGTGGCTGTCCGAGTGCGCGCGCGTACTCAAGGAAGGCGCCCCGGTGCTGCTGTTCACTGATTGGCGGCAGCTGCCGCTGACCACCGACGCGCTGCAGATCGCCGGCTTCACCTGGCGCGGCATCACCGTCTGGGACAAGACCGAGGGAGTACGGCCGCAGCTAGGCCGCTTCCGCAACCAAGCCGAATACATCGTGTGGGGCAGCAAGGGCAACATGCCGCTGGATCGTCGTGCGCCGGTTTTGCCTGGTGTGATTCGCGAGTCAGTGCGCAAGGCCGATAAGCACCACTTAACCGGCAAGCCAACAGGGTTGATGCGACAGCTGGTGCGGATCTGCGAGTCCGGGGGAAGAGTGCTCGACCCGTTCGCCGGAAGTGGCACAACAGTAGTTGCGGCAGATTTAGAGGGCTACAAGTGGACAGGCATCGAAATGACTGCTTCTTACTTCGAAATTGCTTCTGGAAGGTTAACAGCCTGCACTTAAGTTTAAGGGCTGCCTATCGGCAGCCACTTTAGAAGCTGAGTTTTTCGTTCGCCATGAACTGCTCTAGATTGATGCACGGTATGCCGAAGTGCTGGCATACCGTGGGTATCTTGGCAGAATTTGGTTTAAAGACTTCTTCGGTAACAACGGTGAATCCGCGTGTTGCGGCTGCTGCGATCACGAAGGGGTCGGCAACCGGTGAGCCCGTCAGCCTCTGCTGCTCGCCGATGATGTTTTGGAAGTTCGGTATCACGAAGATTGCTGCAACGAATTGCAGCTCGTTCGCGTTTGGAGTCGTGAACATCTGTGAATGAGAGTCGAACCATTGGATCAGATGGGGGACAGGGGCTCCATTGCCCAGTTCCCTGCGCACTTCACGCGTTGAAACTATCACGCCGCTTTGAGCAAGAGCACTCAAGTGTTGCCAAAGAGAGCTGAATACTTGCGGATAATAGTGTTTAAGCTTGCTATAAGAGCCTGTGTCGAAGACGTACATCAGTTGCTCGTCCTGTGCAGAACAAGGTCTTCCAGACCGGGGATGTTTGCTGCCTTCACACCTAGATACTCAGCCGCGCGCTCAGACGATAATTGTCCTCGTAGTCGACGTGCGAATACTTCCCTTAAGAGCGTATCGCTTAGGTAGGCTCCTTTACTCGCATACCAACTCCCGCCGCCTGGTTCGCGCTCAGACATCTGAGCATTCCATTCTTCAGCCTTGCCCTCGTAGAAGACCTTGGTCGCTCGGCCTTCATTCAAGAAGCGGCGCAATATTGCCTCGCGGCTTACTCCGAAGTGCCGAGCAATAGCCGAAAAGTATGTGTCACCTAGTGCTTCAACATTACCAGGCGCCATCGCGGTCACTCGCGCAAATTCTTCTCGCGGAATGAGTACTTCGGCAGCCACTGCATTGCAGAAAACCTCTAAAGCTTGCTCGCGTGCGGGAAGTGCAGTGACGTAAGAAGAATCAAATTTAGAAATCCCGCTAACATTAAAAAGAATGTGTGCGAGCTCATGCAGTAGCGAAAATATTTGCCTGGTTTTAGTAGTGCTGTTGTTGATGTAGATCAACGGGAAATCTTGATCCCGCAGGCAGAAGCCGGAAATGGAATCCTGTTTGAAGCTGTCTTTAAAAACGAATATCCCAGCTTTTTCGATCGCTGCGCGCCAAGCTTTCAAAGCACGATCATCGTTACCCCAACCAGCCTGGCTGGCGCTATCGATTCCGAGTTCTTCTCGGATCAAGGTCGCTTGAGCAGCTAGATCTTGGTCCCAATTTAGCGAAATGTGATGCCAGATTTTCCTTGGGGCTGGATTGATATGGCTGTAAAGATCTTCCAGCCCAACTTGATAAGCGCGCGCTTTGCGCAGGTGCAGATAGGTGTCCCTTGAAAGGCTAGCCAAGTCTTCTTCAGGTAGGGTCCTGAACTGTTGCTTAGGGCTGACCTCTTGTGGAGGTGCCGGAAGGAAGAAGACAGCGAGCGGCCTCTTGTAGAGCTCGTACGCGAGGCGCTCGAGTTGTGGGTAGGTAGGAGCGCCTTGCCCAGACTCCCACGATTCCACCTCGGCCAGCTGCCGCTTCAACCGATTTGCTACGTCGTCCACTGACATACCGGCGCTCTCTCGAGCCCAGCGCATCACGCTAGGCTGGATGCCCACTACTGGCTCGCCTCTCATTGCAACTCCTTCCGTACAAACGAAGTATCGCCATTGAGGCTGCCCGACGCCAGTCCCACCGTGTGAGAAGCCGCCACGCCTTTACAGAGAGCGAACGCTGGCGCGCGCAATCGTCGCCCCGCCACGCCTGCGGGCTTCATGCATGGTTTTCGCTGCACCCCCGCAGGGTGGCACTAGGCCGCGCTGCTGCTGCCGATCCGCGCGGTTCGAGGGGGCCGCTCTTCCCTGCGGATCCCTGCGCGCCCTGGGGCTTTTGCGGGGGAGCGCGGCTGCGTTCCGTGGCTAGACCTCCCGGCGCATTTCGGCAAATGACCATCGGAACCAGGTAATCGGTAATCGGTGACCTGAAACAGGATCTAAGCGATTGATGCAACTGGGAAATTTAAGATTACCTTTTGGGGTGATTTAGGGTAATCAGCCTCCCATACGAAAGTTATGTGATTGAAATTTAAGGGTATTTTTTGGGAGGTTGATTACCTCCCCAAAAGGTAATCCCATTACCTCCCAATTACCCTTTAATTACCTTTGATATTGTTAAATAGGTTATTGATAAATATGGGGATTGTGGCGTATCGTGGCGAGGATTACCTAAATTACCTTGTTCCGATGGTCATCCCAAAAATTTCCCATTAGGGGCCTTTAAGGGGGCTCCAGCTACCGCCTTGCGCCCACGCTTGAGCACTCGCGCACTGACCGCCCGCCTTGCGTGATTGGCAACGCCTGCAGGGTGCCGCAGAAGTTCGAACTAGACCGAGCTGCCTGAGTCAGGCCTGCTGGCGCGCCGTCAGCACGTGGCGCGCGGAAGATCTGCCAGTGAGGTAGTGAAGCGTCCCGACAAGAGCTCTTGCCGCGAAGCCCATGCTGGAGAGTTCTGCCACCCGCTTGCACCGAGGCCGGCCGTACCCCGGCCGAAGCGTCGGTTGATAGCGTCCAAGGCGCTCATCAGCTTCTCGTCGCCGATGCGAGCCGGTGTGAATAGGTCGCCCTGCAGGTCTTCAGGCTTGGCTAGATCCATCAAGCACACGCCGGCCTTTTTGTAGGCGAAGCCTTCTCGCATGAAGCCCTGGAACAGCCGGCGTACAGTCGTGAGCACGATGCGGCTGTCAGAGGTGGCGGAGGCGAGTGGGGCGGTGCGTGATGGGTTGTGCTGCGGTACGCCCGGCTTGAACGAATCCGTTTCGGCAAAGATGCCAATCGCGCTCGAAGTCAATCCGCGAGCGCGCAGCTTCTCGGTGGCACGCATGGCGAAGGTGGCCAGCGCCTCTGACATATCTTGCGGGTCGCTTACCCATGTCCCGAACGATCGGCTGACCATGATTTGCTGCCGGTCTGGCTCGACCTCCTCGAGCTCGAGGCAGGCGTGACCCTGCAGCTCGCGCTGCGTGCGCGCCATCACCACTCCGAACTCCGCGAGCAGGTCGTCTGCAGCCGCATCCCGCAGATCCGCTGCCGTATACACACCGCGTGCCTGCAGCCTGGCGCTCCAGCGCCTACCAACGCCCCAGAGGTCGCCAACTGACGTGGCCCGCAGCACGGCATCGAGCTCGCTTGCACTGAGCGCTGCCAAGTCACAGACGCCGGCCAGGTCGGCCGGGTAGCTGCCCGGTTTGCGCGCCGCATCCTTGGCGACCCGGTTGGCCAACTTGGCCAAGGTCTTCGTCGGCGCGATGCCGATGCAGTTCGGGATGCCAGTCCATTGGTGAACGCGCTTGCGTAGGTCGACCGCGAGCTGCCGGCGATCGCGGATCCCGGCCAGGTCAAGGAACGACTCGTCAATGGAGTAAACCTCCACACGCGGCGCGGCTTGGCGAAGGATCACGCCGATGCGCGAGGCGATGTCGCCGTACAGACCGAAGTTTGCGGAGCGCAACGCCAGCCGCCGGCGGATCTGCGTGGGCACCTTGTGGATGGGCTGTCCCATCGTCACGCCTAGCGCCTTGGCCTCGTCCGATCGCGCAATGGCGCAGCCATCGTTGTTGCTCAGCACGACCAACGGCCTGCCGCGCAGCTCGGGCTGGAACACCCGCTCGCAGCTGGCGTAGAAGTTGTTGCCGTCGATCAACGCGAACAT